CCAATAAAGCTTGTTTGTGTTCTTGAAAGAAGTGGAGTTATCTTTTTAGTAAATTCCGTGAGTGCCATACTTACTCCGCCATATGTTCTTTCTCCTATCTGCTTTTCATTTGCCTGCATTGATACCATAGCACCTATACTATCTAAAATACACAAACTGATTTCTCCGCTATCTATTAGTTCAATCATCATGTTAAAGACTTCTTCTGCTCCCATACTATCCGGGTCAAGATAGATTATATCGTCACAGTTCAATCCCAACTTTGTTGCCCAGCAAGAATCAAAAGTATGTTCAATATCTACAAATAACACTTTTTTATCCGGAAACATTTTTTGAGCATTTCCAGCCACATCAATAGCAGTAGTAGTCTTTCCACTTCCATCTGCACCATAGAACTCTGCTATTCTTCCTACCGGAATACCTCCATATGTCATATAATTTAATCTGCAAGATGAAAAAGGAATCTTCTGTACTTCTTGAAAATCTACTCCTAACTGAATATTTCCTACTTTCATTTTCTTATTCAAATCTTTTATAATTAAATCAAGGTTACTGCTCATATTATTTTCCTTTCTTTCCGGTTATGATTAATGTAAGTATAACAATTGATACTAACATACTAAATGCACCTACAATTACACCTAAAGCAAATGGGTCTACATACATAATTCTTTTTTCCTCCTTTAACTTTAATCTCTGTCATTCTCTTCTGCATACTTTTCTAACCAATGTCTTTCCAAATCGTTTTGAGTATTTATTCCTAATAAATCTGGATTGTCAAATCTGTTACCATTAACTTCAATTGTGCTTCCATAGCATTCTTCAAACTCAGATTTGTGACCGTCTGCATCTTCAACATTCCAACACATATCCTCTTGATTCCAGATAATCTCGTAAAAAGCTCTTTCGTCAGAATCCCATACTATATCATGTTCAAACACCAGCTTTTTGTTCTTATCAGGCATTGTGGTGCATTGGCAGATTGTAGATTCATCATCTATATATGCCATTACATTTCCCTTTATATCTCTTATATAAAGCCCATCCGGCTCTTTTACGATATTTCCTATATGCCATTCCTTAAAATGTTTGGCTTTGAATAAATACCTATCTTCCATATTCTCTCCTTTCAGCGTTTATTTTGATTATGGATATATTTTTTTCTTACTCTTTCTTTTTCACGCTTCTCTTTTGCTTCCGGGAAAATAAAATCCATAGCATCATTCCAACCCTTTGTATAATCATCTTCATAATCTCTTGCCGTTGGTGCGCCCTTGTATAATGGCATTTTAACCATATTCTCTCCTACTCCGCTTCTGATTGAAGCCAATCTAACATACATTTTTTACATGCATCTTTATCATTCGGATGGACGCACGTATCATAGTTTCCTTTTTTCCAATTAACCATATGCGGACAAAGATTGAACTCTGCTAACTCTTCATCCGACATATTCCTTATCCTGTCGGCATTGGTCTGTCTGTTATCGCATCCGCAACAAAACTCATTTTCTCTTGAATTACTGTTGTGCTGGCAGTTACAAGTGTGGTTATCAGTAATCTCGCTTCTTAATTCAGCTAACTTGTTGTAAAAATGCCTGACATATTCATCTGTATAATTGCCATATATCTTTTTAAATTTATTAAATTCATATATAGCATTGTCTTCTGCTAGTTCTCTTATATCTTCTTTACTCATTTTCTCTGCCTCTCAATTCTTCGAAATAGAATTTTACATCGTCAGACACATACTTAACGATTCCAAACCGCTCCGCCACTTGATAAGGTATGCTGTCACGCATAAGCCTTTTATGTATTTCTGAAAGATACTTTCGAAATCCCTCGACATCTAAAGTGGCTTTATAGTGGTTGCAGCTCCTACAAGCTGGCATGTAATTTGAAATGTCGTCTGCTCCACCTATCCTGAGCGGTGTTGCATGGTCTACCTGCATATCTTTGTAAGCTATTTCTGTGCCACAGTAAGCACAATGCCCGTTATACATGAGATATACAGATTGTCTCACTTTTTTAGGTATTGCTTTTCGTTTATTCATTTTTACCTCTCAATTCTTTCAGCCTCGCTTCTGCTTTTTCTTCTGTGGAAAAATACTTGCAATTTTCCTTGTCAATATCCTCAATTTCATATATTGCAAGTTCTGTTATTGGACTTTTGATAGTGAATGCATACTTGGGACTTTTCTTATTAACGATTCGCCACACATATTTGCAAGGCAACTTGATAAGTCTGTTCTGTTCCTCTAAGTCCTCATATTTGCCTAATCTTTCTATCAGCAAATTCTTATAATCGTAACTGTTTTCTCCACAAGGTAAGCTATCAGAAGCTCCGTGCGTTCCATCTGAATATGTCTTTGTTAATCTCTCCATTACTGCTCCTTTCCGCCTCTCTTTACAATCTCTATTGCATCTTTCAGCACTTCAACCGCTTTTCTTTGCTGAAATTCTTCTGTTATCGTTCCATTTTTCTTTTCATATTCTATACAACACTCATGCGTCTGTATCTTCTTTTCCAACTGCTCCACAACCTTGTCCACATCAAAGGCGGTCGGATATTCTTCTAGTAAATGCAATACTGCATTTGTATTTACTAAAGTTCCATTGCTTAAAGTAACCGATTTTAAATCTTTCTTTAGTGCATTTGCATCAATTAGTCCCATTCTTTACTCCTTTCCCATAATCCGGCATGTGTTTGAATCTCTCATATGCCTTATTATCTCTATGTGTTTCCATATATGCTTTCTGCTTATTATCGTTTGAATGCTTTATATGAGCATTTTGAGTACTATCATTATCCCAAGCGTAAACCATTTATTTTTCTCCTCTTATAAATTAGCAAATTCATTTTGTAAATATTCTTTCTTTTTCTCAACCCAATCATTAAATTCTTTCTTTAATTTTTCTGAAGCAAAAGAAGGAATCACACAGTAAGTTAAAGCTTCTAAATCCTTCATGATTAATTTAGCCTTTTGATAATCTTTCCTTCTTCATGCTAATTCTCCTTCACTATGATTTATATATCTACTATTTGATAGCTCCATTTCTGTAATTCTTTTATTCATTACTTTTTTTAAGCTATTAAGCATCTCATATCCTGCATCCATTCTCAATTTTACTTTCTTATAAGCTCTTGAATATATAGCAAGCGTCATTGTTTCTGCTTGTGATATAAGCTCTGCTTGTGCTGTTTTATCCGCAACTGTCTTTCCGGTTGCTTGTTCTCTTGCTTTTGAATATACCTCTTGTCTTATAGCTTTGCATGTGTCTTCCTTAATGCCTAAATCCTCTTGAGCAGAACCTGTGAAGTATAATATATTTGCTAAATCTAATATATGCATCTCTAATGTATCATCACTTAAAGAATTATTTTCTCTCAATGCTAATCTGATAATGTCCATTTCTACATCAAGTGGCTTGCAATATTTATTTACAAGTTTATCTGATATTTCCTTGATTGTATCACTTATATTATCCACTTTTTTCATTATAGATTCAGCAGTTTTTGGTTGTTCGTCATTTACTTTTATTCCTTCTCTACGACTTGCCATTATAATGCCTCCTCTATATAAGATGCCACAGCTAATTTAGCATTATTAGGTTCACAATAAATCATACACCCAGTTATTGTGCAGTCAACTAATCGACTATCTGTTAAGTCTGCACCATTTTCTTCTAACCAAGCATCAAGTTTAATACAAACTTCAGTTAACTCGTAAGCAAGACGTTCTCTTTTATTAAGCATATTTTTAACACTCTTAGGTATTTCCATTATAATGCCTCCTTCCATACTCCGCAATCAATAATGCCTCCGCCATTCCGTCATGGTCTTTCTTACATCTTTCTGTTGCTTTTAGATTAACTTTTGGAAATAATCGTTTGCATACTTCGATGGATGTATTTTTATCAGAAGTACAAGAAAATTCTTTCTTCCATTTCTGTGGTGTAACAAGTTCATAAGGAATGTCATATGCTTTTAATACGCCTTGAATAAATCCAAAATTCATACCAAAATTGAAAGTGCTGGATACTCCCTGCTTAGGCATTGCATGAACGTGTTCAAGATAACATATTACATCATCCTTCCAACCTAGTGTATATATAAATCCAAGATTATTTATTAAAACATCATCGGAGTATGGAAATGCTTCACCACTATTCTTATTATCACTTATACAAGCTATTCCACCATTCTTTCCGGGGTCAATTCCTATATATATCATCTTATTTTCATTCTCCTTCCACATTTATAACAATAAATATAATCTAATCCTTTTACCTTATCTCTTGGATAACAAAATAATGATGTATAACAATTACTACATTTTATTAAATTATCTTTACAAGCTGGTATTGTAGGATTAAAATAATTTATAATTGCTCTTGATAGTTCTTTCTTTGATACTTTTCTTTCAACTATATTTTCACTATATGGTTTTAGTGTTTGAAATATAAAATTTTCTTCTGTTTCTTTTACTTGCATAACTATTTTATCCGTTTGACTTTTTATATCTTCTGTAAGTTCACTATAATCAATATCAGGCATATTATCCCACCTTTCTGCATATATTTTTATACTGGCAGAACCTACAATTTTTTGAATCTTCTGTTTTAGGTGGAGCTATCATTCTTTCAACATATCCCTCACATTCTGAAATATAATTGCACAACCAATTCTTCATATCTTGTGTAACTTCAAATACTTCCGGGACTTCAAGTGTGCAGATGTCTCTGTTTTCATACATAACAAATGCCTTATCTAAGTCAAGTACAGTACAATAACAAATAACCTGATTATGATGTTGCTCTAAACAGTGATTATCAAGCTGGTTATATTTGAAAGAAACAACATTTTTGAACTCCCAAAGAAAATCTTCGTTTGTTGAAATTCTTCTTATAATTCCGTCACATCTAAAAGATAAATTCAATGCAGTATCAATCAAATGCGTTTCCGCACCTTGTGTACCTTTTACTACTAAGGATTTACATTTTCCGAATTTCTGTTTTTCTTTCACATACTGTGCAACATCAAGATACTTCCAATCATATCCCATTTTCTGTAAATTCAATAATGCATTTTGTAATGCTTCGTGTCTTGCTGTTCCTGTATCTGCCATTCCTGTTGAATTATATTCTACAACCTCTGGGTCTTGCGGTGCTCTTGTACGAGTGAAATACATATTTCTCATACAATGCAAAGAAGATGGTTTATAATAATTACTTCCTGTTCTTCTTCCTTCTTGTTCAGTTCTTTCAATACAACTCATAACATCTGTCAGAAACTTCTTATTTGCAGGAAGTTGTGGCTGATTGTTATTGATTAAGTTTAATAATCGTCTACTCATTTACTTTTCCCTCTCTTAATTCCAATATCTATCTGAATCCATCACTTCAAGAGCTTTCTTCAAAGAATCTGTTCTCTCCATTGTTCCATTTACATAAATTATAAATGCTCCAAAATCATCTTTCCAAATATAATTGCCATTATTATCTTCCCATCTATCGTGTCTTACCTGCTTTAATGTTGTATGTGCCATTTTTACGTCCTCCTGTTTTTATGTATTTCTTATTTACAAGTATATTGTAATACATAAAACTATATTTGTCAACAGTTTTTTATAAAAATACATAAAAAAATCCTCCTAGTATTTAAACTAAGAGGATTTTTCCAGGAGGTAAACGCAATGAACGAAAAGAACGGCTAAGAAACCTATCCTAATCTGTCACAGCTTTATTATAATACAGATTAATAATTTTGTAAAGTATATATGCTTATTCAGATTTATTATCTAATTCTTCATCCTCAAGCAAAGCTATAACCTGTGTTACTTTTCCACTCTCAATCTTCAACGCATTTTCATTTCCATAGCAAATCTTTACAGTATCATCTGGGTTAGCTTGCAACTGTTCTTTCAACATTGGAATATCTACACAACACACAAATGGCTCAAAGTCCTTGCTCTCCACATAGTTGATAGTCTCTGTTGAAGCATCCTTTTTACTATGAATATTGATACCCTTTCTTCCGAATGTGAAATATGCTCCATTCTTATCATAAGGCTCAATAAATAATGCAAGTCTATCAAGTACGGAAAGAAGTAAATCCTTTGGTACTTTGCAAGAAGATGTAAATGCTTCATCCAGATAAGCGTTTACTTCACTTGCTGGGAAATCTTCAATTCCTTCCATTAATGCACCATCAATAATAACATCTTCTGTCACAAACTGAATACTTGTTCTTCCTATAAAAACCACAATATCTTCCTTTGTGTTTAATGTCAATAACTGCATTTGCTGAGCAGAAATAAGAATAGGTTCTTCACAATCAAACATCTTAAATCCATTAAATGTGATAACATTTGCATCTGTTGAAATAACTGTATCTCCACAATAGTAACCAGTCAATGCAGGATTCTCAAGTGTTTTTGCGAGTGCTGATTTATTGATGTTATAAGCCTGCATAACGCTGGAAAGTTTGGTTGCACACTGTACATTTTTATCGTCCATCATCTTAATATCCGGGAATGAGATAAGTCCTTCCTCGTCTGAAATCAATGGAATCTTATAAGTTCCGTTTGCTTTTACAAAAAGTACATCATCTTTTACGGATAAGTCAATATCTTCTGAGGTTGTCTTTGCAATCAACTTTCCAAACTTATCTGCATCTACTGTGATGTCCATATCGTCTCCAGCTACTTTGTCGATGATAATACATAATGTATTAGTCATATCTGTTGTAAGCAATCTTAGCTTTCCATCTGATAGTTTAATACCAATCATGGATGTAATAGGAATAAGATTATTAAATCCTGCTCCTTTGATTGCTTTGTTTATTGCATCTTTCATTCTGCTTGTTACTAATTTCATTTTGTTCCTCCTTTAATTTAAGTTCATTAATGAATAAGCTTCTTTTCTTAATTCAACATTATCATTGAACTCACCTCTTATAGTGGCTGTTCTTGTCTTAGCTCCTCTGCTCTTAATACCTCTTGCAGTCATACAACTATGTTCTCCTTGTACAACTACTAATACATCATTTGAACCGGTTGCCATCTGTACAATCTCAGCAATATCTGAACCTATTCTTTCCTGAAGCTGTAGTCGCTTTCCAACCATATCAGCAATACGAGCAAACTTGCTTAATCCTAATACTTTGCCATCAGGTATATAAGCGATAGAAACAGTCATATTATACATAAGGGCTAAATGATGTTCACAATAACTAAATATTGGAATATCCTGTACAACAACTAAATCATTATTATCTGTATCAAAGCATTTACAGAATTTATCTGCAATTTCTGCATTGGTATAATTCATACCTTCAAATACTTCTTCATACATCTTTGCCACTCTTTTTGGTGTATCTACAAGTCCCGGTCTATCTGGGTCATCACCTAATGCAATTATTATTTCCTTGATTGCTTTTTCTATTCTGTTTTTATCAATCATCTTTAAACACCTCTCTCATTTGGATTCCATATAATCTTATGTAACTGAATCTGAACTTTACAATCATACATCTTATGCTTTAATAAATAATCCACTATTTCTTTAGGTTCAATTTCACCAAATACTGGGCTAAAATATATCTGTGCTTGTGGATTATATTTCTCAATAACTTGTAATGCTTTATTCAAATCCTCTTGACTACCTACAACGAATTTAAGTACATCATTTCTTGATAGTAATCTAAAGTTATGACAATCCATATGATTTTCCATACCACTTGAAGGGCATTTATAGTCCATTGTAAAGAATAAAAGAGGGCTTGATGGAAATTTTCCAATGTACTGCGAGCCATTAGTCTCAATATTTACCCAATAACCTTTTTCTAATAATATATGAACAAGTTTATTAATACCCGGGTGTACAAGAGGTTCTCCGCCAGTTATTGTCACTGAATGAATACCACATCTTTCCACTGCACTGACAATCTGTAGAATACTCATGATTGAATATCCTTCTCCTTCACAACCATATCTTGTATCACAGTATGAGCAATTCAAATTGCATCCAAATAATCTTATAAAGGTGGTAGGTAAGCCGGCTCGCTTACCTTCACCATCAATGCTTTTAAATATTTCTACTACTTTCATTTTTTAATCCTCCACATAAATAGCGATATTGCCTTCGCTCTCTTGAACTTCTACTTTGTAACACTGACCAACTTCACAGATAGCTGAAACTCTTTTACATATCCATCTTGCCATATTCTCAGCAGTTGGATTAAGAGGATACACAACATCATTAATGCAAGCATGGTCTAACTTATCGTGTATTTCTTTTTTAATTTTTGTAAAATCTACAATCATTCCATAATCAGTGAGCTTGTCTGATTTACAATGAACAGTAACTATCCAATTATGTCCATGTAGGTTCTCACACTTGCTGTCATAAGGGAGCTCTAAATGATGAGCTCCTGCAATTTCCATTCTTTTTGATACATAATACATATTTTTAATCCTCCTATAAAAAGTTTTTCAATATAGAAATAAAATCATCATCATATGAGATATCTGCCCGACAAGGTAAATAATACTTATAACCTTGCTTATGGAAAATAGTTTTTGATAGGTCTATACCTTCTAAAGAACGTAAATAACAAACAATTTTCTTTCTTTGTGGATATATTTCTGCAATAACATGATTCTGTGCCATAATATCATACACTTTATAACAATTCACTGAATCATAATATTTATACACATAATCATCAATAAGCATCTTAACTATTTTTTCTACATCCTCTGTCCTGTCAATTTTTTTGGTTGTTTTTTTAATTGGACAAACATTTTTAACATTTTCTAATTTTTCAGTACTAGGCATCTGCACCGATGTATTTTCTTGCTCAACTTTTTTCCACCATCTCTTTAAAGTGCTACGAGTGATAGGAACAGCTTTTCCTTGCTTAGGTCCATTAAGATATTCAATCATTACAGTGTTCTCATTAGAATAACTCTCGTCTACTTTTATTTTTGTTACGTTGTCTCGTTTTGATAAATAATACATAATATCAATCCTCCTTTTATGTCATACATATTATCTTTTTAATATATTTATATTGTAATACATAAAAGGAGATTTGTCAATGCTTTTTTAGAAAAGTTTCTTAGATTTTTTCTTGACTATGAATAATATTTCATCTGACTCCTTTGGATATGGAATGCTTACAATGGAACTCAACCATGCACTCGGCATATATAAAGACATCTTATTATAGAAATCTTTCATATCTTTTGAAACTTTATCACTGGAGAAAAACTCTTTCATTTTCTTGACTTTCATAACCAAACCAACTTCATTAATTATTTCAAACCCAAGTTCATTAAGTTTTTCTTTTAATTCATCATAACCCCACTCATAAACGTGTGCGGCATATTGTGTCTCATAACCATTTCCAGGAGTATTTGGACAACTAAGAAACATAACTGAATCTTTATTCATAATCTTATGACACTCTATAAGACTTTGTGTTCCAACATCTTTATGCATGTGTTCCAATGCAGATGTGTAAATAACCAAATCAGCAAAACCTTTCTCTATATGATTAGACATTTCTGCTACATTTGAAAGTATCCAATCTACCTTAAATGGATAATATTCTTCCAAGTCTTCTTCTTTTAATACTTTTGCACTTGCGCCTCTTTTTGCTTCTCTTATATTTGTTTCACAAATATCTACACCTGTATAACTGTTGATATCTTTGGCATAATATCTTAATAATGGTAACACTAAAGAACGTCCACAACAAACGTCTACAACATTCATTCCTTTTTTTGCCATCAAAGCAACTGCATGATGTTGGATATAATTCATCACATCCAAATTAGTAAAAAATCCATCTCTAAACTGAGTATAAAAATTTCTCATTTGATAAGTGGTACATAATACATCCTGAGGGTTCATACCTTCTTCAATTTTGTGTACAATCTTTTTTTCTTCCATTTTTTAATATTCTCCTTAAAATAATTTTTTTCTTGTAATTTTGGAACCTTTATAAGAATAATTATCAGACCAATTTTTCAAATATATTAAATTTGCTAACATTCTATATTTATAATCTGTTCTAACTAATTCTAACTCAATTCCAATACTTTGTAAATACTTTTTTAATTGTTTTTCACCTAAATTATTAGATATATGGTTTTTAAGATGTTGTTGAGAATCGCTGACAGTTACCAATCCAAAAGGAGTTAATATATTTCCATTAGCACCTATCATTATCCAACTTGTGCTGTCTGCTGATGTAAATGGATATCTTTCCAATAATTTCAAAGAAGTCATACCAAATGCGTGAGTCTTTACATTTGGATTAGAACTTTTTTTAATTATATCAAAACATTTATCAAACCAAATTTCTTTTTCTTTTGTGGAAGAATCAGTAGTTGCCGCTAAACCTATATATGGTATATGTTTTCCATCAAAAGTTGTTTCTAACATTTGATGTAAATATTTCCAATCTTCCCTTCTATGGAAGATTGGTAATAATTTGTCCGGACTCTTGACACGTTCTCTCATATAACAATAATTCTTCCAACTTAATTCTGGTGCCTCTAATATTTGTTCTTTTGTCTTTGGTTGACCGTGTACACCAGGTATCTTATCCACCTGTGCAAATATAGTCAAATGTTCATCAATGCTATTGATATACTTAATATATTCATCAACATCCAAATCTATATTTCTTGTATAGACTGTATAAGCACCGGAATCAATGAATAATTTTCCGTGCACTTCCTCTTGACACCAACGGGAAATATTTTTACGGTCATTAACTTGTGACTGGAGTCTACATAAATTATTTTTCAACATAAAAGATTCACAGTCCTCATTTTGTGTGCCAGCAAAATATAAATCAAAACTCATTTATTCCACCTCAATACTTTCTCCATACCAATTATAAGAAACTTCACAATCACATTTGAAAGGTAATTCTATTAAATGTGATGGAGCCATTCTCATGAGATATGATAATCTTTCTTTAACTTCTTTAGCATTTTCTTTTGGACATTCTCCAATAACTTCATCATGAACACAGATAAGTAAATGAAAATCTAATTCCTTCATTCTTTCATCCTTATTGATGGAAATCATTGCTAACTTTGCCATATCTGCCGCAGAACCTTGTACTCTTGCATTTACACATTGTCTTTCAGCCTGTGCTATAAATCCCCCATTATCTTTAATTTTAATTCCTTCAGCTAATGCTTTCTGAATTATATCATTTTTCTTTTTCCATCCAAACACTTTATCAAGTTGTTTGATATAACTGTCTTTTACTTTCTTAGGAACTTCCGTGGAAACTTCACTTCCAAATGCCAGTGGGTCAAAATTAGTTACTTTTCCATTATATGAAAATTCATACCGTTCTAACTGCATATCATGTAAATGTCTTCTTCTACCCCATGCAGTAGTTACATAACCTTCAGTTCTTGCCATATTCTGTGAATCTTTAATAAACTGTGCCAATTCAGGAAAGGCTTTAAGGACAGCATCATATATACCTTGTGCTTCTTTTGTAGATACTCCCAACTGTTCACCTATAGAAGGAATCTGTCTTCCATATAAAATACCTAATACAATACTTTTAGCTTGTGTTCTTCTTTCTTTTCCTTCCGGATTAACTGTTCCATCTTCCCTGAACTCTTTACATTCTTCATAAGGTTTATGGAAAGCTAAAGAAGCTATTGTAGCATATATATCTTTACCATTCATAAAGGCTTCTTTCATTTTTCTATCTTTAGAAAGATGTGCTGTAACCATTGGTTCCTGTTGACTATAATCTCCACCAATTAAAACATATCCATCTTGTGCTTTGAACATCTGTCTAATATCTTTGTTGTGTGAAGGAATATTTTGAAGATTTGGGTCTTGTGAACTGAATCTTCCTGTCTTTGCTCCATACTGATTATAACTTGCATGTACTCTTCCATCGTCAAGAGCAATTTCAGGCATTTTATCAATGTAGGTTCCTAATAATTTTTCCACATTTCTCATGCCTAAAATAGCTTCACACAGATTCTTTTCTTTTCCTTGTGCAAAGTGTTTTAAAATGTCTTCACCTGTTCCCCTAGGTGCTTTTTTATCTGGGCTTTCCAGTCCTAAAATATCATAAAACAATATAGCCAACTGTGTAGGACTTGATAAGGATATAGGGTCAGATAATTTACTAGCATTACTAGATACTTTTGTATGACCATACTTCTTACCTTTGCTTGTCTGTGAATTTGAGTATTCAGTAGAGCCATCCGAGTAAGTATTAGAATAAGTTGCACCCATTCTATAATTATCAATTTCATCTTTATACATTGCCAAGGCTTCATCAGCCTGTTTCTGCCGTTCTTCTCTTATCTTATGATATTTTTCATGTAAGTTTTTACATACATCAAAATCAAGACATACACCTCTATCTTCCATATCTGCTACTACTGATATAAGCGGCATTTCAATATTCTTGAATACATTATAAGGTCCAGCCAATACTCGCCTGTTAAGTAAAGTTTGCTGATACTTCATAAGTTCATACGTTTTTATAGCATCACCCGCCGCATATAAATATGCTGTAGAAATAGGAATATTATCGAAAGTAACTCCATTAAATAAAGAATCAAAAGTCAATGATTCTGTATCTTTGCTATTGCAGTATTTAAGATGTAAATCCTTTAATCTGTGACTTTCTTCTTCATCTATACAATATGCCGCTAACATTGTATCCCAGTAAGGCTTGAAATCAATTCCAAGTGTCTTTCTACATACCCGGATATCATATTTTGCATTATGAAAAATCCATCTAATGTCTTTGTGAAACTCTTTCATAATCTTTGAAACAGTTTCCTCGTTCATCTGTTCCTTTGTTCGTACCCCTGTAATATATGATTTATGATTGATTGGAATATAAGCCGCTTTCTGTCCAGGTGTATAAATACATCCACCTACTATATCTACAAGTAACGGATTTAATCCTGTTGTCTCTGTATCTAATGCACCCTCCCCAACTTGCTTCATTTCTTTCATGTATTCATATAATTGGTCAGGTTCCCTAATAAGAATATAATCATCCTTATGAATTGCTAATTTTTGATTAGCAATAGCAACTATAGATTGTACTTGAGCGGCTAGATTATTTCCGCCGCTCCTAATACTTGTTCTTGTTGTTACTGTTTTGGATTTTTTGATTATATTCTTATCATTTGTTTTTGGTCTTGCAAATGATAATGCCATATAATCCTCCTTACATACCAGCTCGTCTGCTTGTTGCTCTACTTGCTCCTCTTCTTGATGGAAGTGGTTCAGTGTTTCTACGTCTTACTTGTGTATTATCTTCCTGATTGCTGTCATTATTATCTGTATCCGGAAATGAACCTGTATCAAGATACTCCTGCATTTCATCAGCCGACTTATCCATAATATATCCGCCTAAAAATTCGGGCTTTTCATACTGTGATACATCAATGGGCTCTTCTGGTGATAACTGTATGTCATAAGTTGTTTTCTTATCACCTTTTTTGCCATTTCTTATAATGTCCACTGGTCGCTCTGTCATATCTCCCCAACGATTTATAAAATTCTTAATCTTTGGAATAAATGTCTTTCCACGATTCCAAATTTTAATCTTTCCATCCTGCTGGTCAACCATTGATAACATCATAATAACTTTTGTTTTAAGTCCTGCCTGACAGAATGGACATACATCTAATGGGTCATCATAATTTCTTAAACATGATACAGGTCTGGTTTTTGGGTTTCCATTATCATATTTTCCTACTTCAACCTCATGACAGTTGAATATATCAACATCATCCATATCATGTACAAGTAATTGCACTGTAGCACAATCTCCGTCATTTTCAAGTTTTAGAAACTCAGTGTCTGAACTGCTTCCATACTTGTCTACTTCGTCATAGTTAATTCTTCCCATACTTCTTTTTCCTTTCTTATTGGTGTTAGTTGTTTTAGTTTTTGAATGAACAACCTCCAGAACATTCATTATAAGCCCATTCTAACGCAACCGCTTATATTCCATTCACTAAGTTGTTTTATCGAAAAACACGCTCACACCCCTAACGTCCTTTATCTTGGATTTAAAAGGTCAGTAAGAAAAGAATAAAGAATTTGACCTATATGGAATAGTAGGAATCGAACCTACGCCTTGCCAGCTGATACACGCACTTGCCATTTATACTATATTCCATTTTGACAGTATTCCCAGCTTTATTTCTGTCTTATCCCAATCAACGCATTTAATATATCCGGTGCTTTTTACAACTTTTGTCTGCCAGG